TTTGTATTTTTATTTTTCTGGAATGCTCTTACCAATGTGAATGCCGCAGTGCCAAAATTGCCTGCACCTCCAGCACCAATTATGGTATCAACTGCCGACAACATGCCGCCAGGGCCCATGATGCTGTTTGTACCGCCGCCTAGCGCAGTCAGCGGGCTGGCTGATTTGTCGTAATGTAGATCAGCAAAACCTTTGACAGTGTTAGCTGTAATATATCCACTGGCATACAACACTGTTTCAAAGTTCACTGTCATTGTATGATCAAGCGTGCCATTGTCGCTGCTGGTATGGCTTCCGTGGGCAAACGCACTAATAAAAGGATTTACTAAAGTGTATTCACTGAACCTTTTTTGATGTAAACTATAAATTCTAATGGCCTTGATGTATTGATTATCATTGGCCATACCATACTTTCGTGGAGTATATCCAAATCTATTCAGTGTTTCTCTATTCTCTCCAGTCACGTACTTGCTTCGAGCAAACATAACTGGGTTTATTCCGCCCGTAGGGCCGTCGTAACCAATATCTGCATCTCTATAATAATAGGTATAATAATCGTACCAAAGGTTACGAACCACATCGGCACTGTCGTCGTGAAAGCTAATATTAAGTGCGTTGTATCCTAGTTTTGTTTGTACAATTGACGGGCGATTGTAGTTGTTTAGTGTTTTAGTTGCAATATTGAAACTGGGAAGATCCACACTCTTGGCCAACATGCCATGTTCAATCAGTTTATCTTGTCCTCTAATACTTGACAGCTCATCATTTAGCTCAAAGTAAACATGATAAAGCCAATTGTACTTTGGACTCAATGCATAGTTATTGGCCACATACAATCTAGATGCATGTTGCCTATCTTTAATTTGATCGCCAGTAGCGATCTGATTCAGGAATCCGTCAAATATATTTGCCATAACAATATTTATTCCAAAAAAATACCCGGTTTAACCGGGTATTTTGTAAGCCCACTAAAAATATTAGCCAGTAATCAATGTACCCAATGTTCTACCAATATCAGTACCAACACCAGTAGCAGTAGGAGTCTGTACTGCGTTGTCATATGTGATTGACAATGCAATTTCTGCAGGAGCTTGTTCTGCATAACTCATCTCACCGTAATTTACTGTAGTAATAAACGCTCCGTACAATTCCCATGTTTCGAGCACTGTTGGTTCGTGTGATCCATTGCCACCATCAAGCATTTCAAATTTAAGCACAAATTTATAATCAATTCCTGAGCTAGCCGAACTTTGTTCAGCAAAGTCAAATTGCTTCTGAATCTGTTCGCCAACCAGTTTGCTAACATTGCCGCCGGCGTCGTCGCGCAATGTGACACTAACAGGTTCCCAAGTTGGTTTGCCAACAAGATTAACTTTACTGTTGTAAACATCAATCACAAAAGGATTAAAGTTTAAGTTTGGACGACTAATAGTTGATACTTGTTTTGTAAGTTCTACTACATCAGTGCTGACTCCAAAGTTCTCAAATATTGCTCTGAAACGATATTTCAATTTTGGCATCAACAACCCTTGCGCACTTGCGCTTTGGTTGGTTGCTAATGGTACTGTAAATTTGTTTAACGAGGCTGTGGCCATTTATGTTCTCCTATTATAGGTATTTATCAAAATTTTTGAAAATTTTTGTAGGGGGTATTTTACACCCCCAACCTACATTATACTCCTGCAGCAATATCACCTGGGTTCTTGAGTCTGATTGGAATGTAAATAAATTCCACAGATTTCATTGGTTCAATCGCAATATCAACATACAATTCATTTCTTGCTATTCTGGTAGGTGTGTTGTTTGTTTCGTCACACACCACCACATAGTCATATATACCGCGTTTGGATATCAGATCGTTGATTGCACCAGAAATAACATTCTTGATTTGGTCTCTGGTTATTTTGTCGTTTGGTTCAAACAAATAGCCGTTACCAACGCTGGCAAGGATTGTACGAATGTAGTTAACTAGACGTGCTACATTGATACGATCCAGCGAACTTGCTGTAGGATTACGAGTCTTTTGTCCCCACACACACAGTCCAACACCTGGCAAATTTGTGATTGGGTTAATTTTGTTTTCGTACAAGGTATCACGCAATCCTACACGAATACTGTCAAATGTAAACTCATCCCCGTTGGTGGAATCTAGGTATCCAATACTGCTGGCATTGTCAACCAATCCACGACGTGTTCCTGCTGGGGCAAACCACTGATATGCCACGTTGTCGTTGTTGATTATGGTGCGTAATGCAATATGACTGGACGGAACCACAATGTCATTACCTTGTAAATCTGTGCTCAGACCCGACGGATAATACACTGCCAAATATGGATCTGCTGTTGCCAGACCGTTGCCATCAGTATTGTTGCTCCAGTTGGCAATATCAACTGCATTTGGTGCTAGACGCATTGGGGTATCACCAATAACAAACGCAGTGTTGGCTCGGTCATTGTTCAATGCCACCATCTCATCAATCAATTCAGGATAACCAGGTGCTGCAATTATGTTAAACTGATACTGATCTTCTCTAACTGTAGTGTTAGCTACAACTGCTGCTTGCATTGCTGCTGTTATCATTCTTCTCTGCGCTTGGCGGCCCATGTATGGACTACCGTTGCTCTTCAACCCACTGGCAGTCTGCCACGTATCTTTAACAGTTGGCAACGAGCTGTCGGCTCCTGGTACTGCAGGTAAATCAGGGTATGCATTTGCATTAAATTTGTTACTGACAAATTGTTTTACATTGTAACCACTACGACGTGTGTTAAAAAGCAAAATACCACGTGGATACAGTCTGTAATCCGGGCCATCTTGGTCCAAGTAACTGCTTGCTAGTAAATCTGTCACTGCAGGTAACGAATCGCTGGTAATGTCTGACGTGCCGTCTGTGTCCCAACGTGCATCAGCAAATATAATACCATTCTGACCAATTTGATCTGAATTATCAATTAGCGACCATTCTGCACCAGTATATCTATACAACACTGGATAATTTTCTAAGTCGCCACTGTCTAACCATAAATCGCCGGCTACAAGAGCAGTGACTCCATCACTTTGAAATTCTGGTTCGCTGGCACTAACAATTACGCCAGCGGTGTCAGTGGCTGATAAATCATAACCACGGGCATCAGTTTTGGTACCATCATAGTAACTGTCGCGGTATCCTTTCCATCCGCCAATTTCGTTGACCATGATATCAACTGTGGCTGGATCACTGTAGTACCATAAAGTGCCATCAACTGGTGCTTGTGTGGGCTCTGAGGTGCTAAAGGTATAAGTTAGTGCCTCCCAGTTGGTTAGAGCTAGTAGAGCTGTTCCTTCTGATGACCCAGCAATGGCACCTGTAGTGTTGCCAGTGAACCCTGCATCTGCAGTTGGTGTTCCATCAGTGTCTATTAGATAAATATCACCACCGTATATGTGTGTAAATGTAATAACACCGTTGCTCACACTTATGTTCAATTCTGGAATATTTTTTGCTAAGACATCACTTACAAAACTAGCAGGAGTAGTGCCAGTTAATGTTACAACATACGCAGTTGGAATAGCCTCACCAATTTCCGTAATGCTAATTGTTAGATCATCACCAATAGTAAATGGATTAGCTCCTAGTGTACTGCCACTAACTACCGTTTGACCAGCTTTTCTACGAACATATGGTTTGAACAATCCTATGCCGGTAACTTCTGGGTCATATGCCACCCAAACTGTACCTGCTGCAAGGCCATTGCCACCACCAGATGGATCTAGACCAAATAATGCATCAGCAAATTCATTGTAGAACGGTGCAGCTTGGGTAGTAAAGGTCGCGGTAGAAGAGCTGTACTTTTTAATTACCACATCGGCTCCACTGCCTGTAGCACCAACTTTTAAGAACACACTACCACTTGGACGAGGCACAGTATCAGTACTTCTCCAGCTTGGGATTTCAGCAAATGTTCCGTATGTTAATGCTGGATTTGCATATGTGCCTGCGGTGATACCTAGAGTAGTTAAAGGAGTGCCAGATCCATTGGCAATGATAATTTTTCCGTCTGCTGTTGAACCGTTGGATTCAGACAAGCTGCTTGCATATATTTCTAGTTTTCCATTTACTACTGCTGCTGTTACTCCGTCAATTGTGGCAGCAGTGATTGCAGCAGCAACCTGTGCCACTGTTCTTGCTGCACCAGTATTGCCTACAGTGACCGTAGCACCGTTAATAGTAATAGTAGCAGCCGGGGTGCTGGCAGCAATTTCAGGATTAGACACTGAGCCTTTGATGGTTGGCCAACTGATGGCCCAAGCATTGGATCCAACTTGTACCCAGGCGTTGGCTGAATTTTTGTAAAAAACTAAATTGCTGCTGCCGCTGTTAAATGCAATAGCATACGATCCAATTTGTCCAACACTGGATTTGGGAGTGTAAATTCCACTGGTAGGACCATCTAAATCAGCCAATGATGTTACCAAGATTGGAGTTTTTAGTGTGAGAGTCGATAATGATGCGTCCCATTCGTTGATTCCCCATGTACTTTCAGTCAAATCCATCCAGTAAGTGTTGTTTGCCACAGCACCAGTTGGGCGTACAGCAGTGCCTTCCAGCTGGGCTAGGTCAACATCAGCGCGAATTGCATAGATTTTGTTCACTTGTCCCAATGCACTGTAAGCAGCCATCAAGCCGTATTCGTTACGTTCATCGCCGTGCAATGGAGTGCCAGCTGCACTTTGTTGGAAGCTTGGATATCCCATTGCTGTGATTAATTCTCGTTGGCTAGTATATGCCAATAATTTTCCTGCACGAGCTGCAGTGGTATCAGCTGCTGCAGTTCCTGCAGGGTTTAGTTTGTCTTGTGCTGTTGCTAAGATAACCAGCGGTACAGTGCCTACTGCGCCGGGTACGTATTGACTTTCGTCTGTGACTGTTAATTGCAGTCCTGGAGATACTAGTGCCATGTTTTTATCCTTTTAATAAAACAGTTTCTAGTATTTATAAAATGGCCTGCAATTTGGTTGATTAGCAGGTGCCTTTGAAAGGTTCACAAATAAATACTGTATCATGACTAGACCCATATGCCACACATGCAAGGAGAATCCAGCTGCTGTCAACTATCTAGGCCAAAACACAGTATACTATCGCAAAAACTGTGCTGGTTGCATACGAAAACTCAAGAAGCAAAAGCCAATACCTGCGGCTTGGCAAAGATCTGGGTACAAGAAAAAAGCCAAATGTGATAGATGTAGCTTTGTTGCCACAAATACAAAGACTCAATTAAGGGTGTATTATGTAGATGGAGACTTGCGCAATAACAATTGGACCAATCTCAAGACCATATGCTTGAATTGCCAGGCTGCTATTCAAGACTCTAAACTGGGCTGGAAGCCTGCTGATTTGGTAGCAGATTTTTAATTTGTTCGTACAACTGTTCTACTGTACCATTGTTGTCAACCACTGCATCAAATTTAGTACCAATCCAGGCCCATTCGCTAGGATGTACTTGGGGATATGCTTGTGCCATATGATCAAATTTGCCTGACACAGTCTCTAATGCAACATGGTACCATTCAGGAGTTTCTCCGCGCTGTACCCAAATAACCCGCCCACCTTGATTACGGATTGTTGCAATTTCGTTAGGAAATCGAACATCACTAATAACAGTGTGTCCTGTTCTAGTACGCAGTCTGTTTTCAAGAGCAGCTATCCAGATGTCGTCATGAAAGCTTTTGCGGCACACTTCTGTGCCCCACTGCTGCAAGATCCATCTTGGGGTAATTTGTGGTATTCCCAGGCGGTGACTCCACCAGGGGTCTACTGTTTCACGCCATACTCTGCTTTCTGGAGTGCTGCCTTCCAGCAATTCTCTATCCCACCCAAACACTGTAGACACTGCATCCTTGAGAGCTCCAGCAAAGCTGTCACGCCTGAACCCGTGCCATCCCACTAGATAGTTTGCTGCTGTATCTTTGCCCGAGCCAATAAACCCCACTAACCCTACTATCATTTTTGTATCCTCTCTTTACATTTATCGCCATGCACTAATGATCATAAAAAATGCCCCTTATAGGAGCATTTTACTATCTTGCCAGCACAAAGTCAAACGCCGTATCTGTTCTTTTTTCTAGCAGCAATTGGACTAGTTTTGTTAACAGTTGGGGCTTCTTGGCTGCGAAAATCGCCGTTGTTCAGATCCTGGTGGTCAGCATTTACTGCTTTATATGCCAAATTTAACATGTCCTGTTCTTGTTTGCTGAATGGTATAGCAACTTTGCTTTTGCCAATCCAGCTTTCTTTGTCCACATCAGGCATGGTCTTGCCATCAGTCTGTGCCAGTGCCAATCCTAGACGATATTGAGTGTAATCGCTGTTCCAATGATCACCATCAGTGAATTTGTTTAGGCCCTTGGTTGCTTGTTGGTATCTTTTTGGCAACTTACCTGCTTTGTTTGCTTCTGTAATAATATCGTCGATCTTCATTATCCAATTACCCATGTCAACGGATAACTACCGTCAATATAATCTTTAAGTTGTTGCTCAAGGTCAGCCAATTCTACCACTGCTTCGCCTTTGAGACTTGCTCCGTTTAGCTGTGTGCCACCCGTTGGACCAGAAATAGTGGCAAATTTTTCTCGTGCTTCGCCAAGAATGCGCTTGGCAAAACTGTAAGCATATTCTTGCAACCATGGAAAAACCTGGTAGTCGTTCAACAACATACTGTCGGGTTTATAGTTATAGATGTGCAACAAACAGTCTTCCATGTAATCCTCATTTTGATTTGCACCAGCATAAGGAATCTTACGGAT